CAGGACAAAGGGTTAGGGGTTTTATTGAAGGTGATACAAGACCTAATCTAATTATAGTAGATGACTTTGAATCAGAACTTAATGCATATACTCCAGAAGCTAGGGCTAAGAATAGAAAGTGGATGACAGAAGCTGTTATTCCGTCTTTGTCTGATGAAGGTAAGATTGCAATGATTGGTACGGTTATATCGGAAGATTGCTTCCTTTACTGGGCAAAAGAGTCTTCTGCTTGGAATGTATTATGGTATTCCATATGGAATGACAAGGAGGAAAGTATTTGGCCTGAAAGGTTCCCAAAAGAAAGAATCCTTGGTATTAAGGATGAATTTTCTTCTGTTGGAAATATTAATGGATTCTATCAAGAATACATGAATATAGCACAATCTCCCGATGATGCACCTTTTCAGCCTGATTGGATTAAATTACATAGTTATGAACATAAAAGGATTGATGGCAATAATGTTATAATTAAAAATGAGGGATTAGAAAATGAAAAGATTAAGCCAGTTGAGTTATATACTGGGGTTGACCCTGCAAGTTCTCTTAGTGCTAGGGCTGACTTTTTTGTTATTGCTACTATTGCAATAGACAATGATAATAATAAATATGTATTAGATATTTATAGAGATAAGATATCTCCAGCAGAGCAGCCTCAAAAGATAATTGATGTGTATAAGAAGTTTAGACCTAGGAGAGTTAAGGTAGAAACTGTTGGTTACCAGGAGGCTTTAAGAACCGCTGTAAGAGAAATAATGAGAGAAGAACAATTATATATACCAGGATTAGAATCTGGGGTAAAGCCTAGAAACTCTAAGTCCGAAAGATTATTATCACTTGTCCCTTTGTTTGCAAAGGGTACATTTTACTTTAAACCAGAACATATGATAGCCCAACAAGAGTTTTTATCATATCCAAAAGGAAAGCATGATGATATCATGGATGCTATTTGGACTGCTTTAGATGGCGCAAAACCATGTAGAATAGCCGAATTTAAGAAACTTTCTGAAGAAGATTGGAGAAATGAAAAGAAAAGTCTTGATTGGATGACTATGTAGTTCGTAAATTAAGCATATGGAATATTCCAAAAAAGACAAATCTCATAGTCCTAAGATAGTAGATGAAACTTTAGAGCTTTTTGACACATACTCCAGTAAGAGAGATACATGGGCTGCACAAGCTAAAGAAGATAAAGAATTTAGATTAGGTAAGCAGTGGACAGCAGAGCAAAGGGAAACTCTAATTAACAGGGGGCAGGCTCCTATAGTAATTAATAGAGTACATCCTGCTGTAGAATCTGCTAAAGCTATGCTTACATCTAATAGACCTTCATTTAGATGTGCACCAAGAGAAGATTCCGATAATAAAGTAGCACAGGTTATGAGTGGCTTACTTACATACATGTATGACATCTCTGATGGACGGGCTGTAATTAGACAGGCAGTAGATGATTATTTTGTTATGGGTGTTGGATATATACTTGTTTATCAAGATTCAATGATGGACATGGGCAAAGGTGAAGTATGCATGCATGATGTAGACCCGCTTGATGTTTATGTTGACCCTAATAGCAGACATAAATTATTTGATGATGCTGAAAATATTATTATATCTAAATTATTTACTAAGTCTCAAGCTAAGAAGATGTATCCTATGTATTCCAAAAAGATTGATAACTCTCAATCAGATGCTGGTAATAAAGTAGATTTTAATGCTCCTGCTACAGAGAGAGAAGATGATGGAGAAACATCATTTCCAGGAGATGTAGGTCGAGTTAATAATACTGAATATGTTAGAGGATATGAGAGATACTATAAGGTAGATGTAGATGAATATCGTACATTTGAAAGATTTTCTGGTAAGGAAGAGCTATTAGACGAGGATTCTTATGGTCAATATTTAGATAGGCCAGCATGGGTATTACAAGGTAATATCATGACGGATGGTTCAGAAGTTAAAAAACTATATTCTCAATTATTGCAACAACGAGAAGCAATGGTAGCTCAAAAGATAGAAGAATATATGTTTAATGGAGCATCTGAAGAAGAGGCATTAGAGATAGCTGAAAATGAAATTCCTGGTGTTCAGTATGAGGAAATTAATTATGCAATGCTTGTTGAAAGAAATCTTATTGAAATAGTTGAGATTACTACTAAAAAGGTTAAGCAATGCGTTATAGTTGGCGAAACATTATTATATTCAAGAATAATGCCTTTAGAACATTATCCGTTAATTCCTGTGATGAATATACATACAAGGACTCCTTATCCTACAAGTGATGTCAGACTTATTAAAGGGTTACAGGAATATATAAATAAGACACGTTCTTTGATAATTGCACATGCAACTACTAGTACTAATACGAAAATATTAGTTCCCGAAGGAAGTGTCGACATGAAAGATTTTGAAGAAAAATGGGCACAACCTGGTGTTGCAATACCTTATGACCCTACTGATGGAGCTCCAATGCCAGTGCAACCTACTCCTTTGCCAAATGAATTATATCAGAATGAACTAACGGCAAAGAATGATATAGACCATGCTTTAGGTTTGTATGAAATGATGATGGGTAATTCGCAGGCTGCTCCTCAAACATATAAAGCTACTATATCGATTGATGAATTTGGACAAAGAAAGATGAAGTCTAAATTAGCAGATGTTGAGTCTGCATTAAAAAGAGTTGGTGAAGTCGCCATACCTCTAATGCAACAATTATATACATCTCAAAAGATTTTTAGAGTTGTTCAACCTAATAATTCTATGACTGATTATGTTGTAAATAAAAGACTTGTCGATGATAAGTCAGGTGAAATTAAAGTAATGAATGATATTACTGTTGGGAAGTATGATGTGATTGTTGTCACAGGTTCTACATTACCAAGTAATAGATATGCAGAGCTTGAGTTTTATATGGATGCATATCAAAAAGGATTAATAGATAGACAAGAAGTTCTTAAGAAGACAGAAGTCTTCGATATGGAAGGTGTTTTACAAAGAATTGATATGATTCAACAATTACAACAACAAGTTGAACAACAAGAAGAAGAAATTAAAAGACTTAAAGGTGATATGCAGACTAGAGATAGAGAAGCTATTAACCTTAGGAAAAAAGTTGAAGTTGAGAAATTTAAAGGAGACCTCGACCAGGTTAGCAATAAAGCAAAATCTGCAGGTACACTTTATGAAAAACGTCTTGACGATAGCTTAGCCACAGTGAAACAAAGCATCAATGATGCTGCAAAACAAGCAGGTTCACCTCCACCTAGTGGCAAAGGTAGAGCAACCAGAAAGAGAAAGAAATGACGCAGAACGATAATATACAAACAGATACCCCTGTTGAGGGTGCTAATCAAGAGCAGTATACTTCAATAGAAGATGCTGTATTTGGCGATACAACGGGCTCTGATAATAATAATATTTCTGATATTTTCAACACAAATACAGGTAATCAGGAAGAAACTAAGGCTCCTGAACAAGGACAACCCTTTACAAATGAAGGTGTAGATAAAGTAGATAATGCTCCTGCAGAGACGGATAATGATACTACCAGGTATGCATATTGGCAGTCTCAAGCAGATAAGTACAAAAATGAATTAGAGCAAATGAAAGCTAGTCAGCCTCAGGCTGCACAGCAACCAGTTGCACAACCTCAAGAAGTACCACAAGAGCAATCTAATGAATTTCCACCTGCTCCTGAAAGACCTAATAGACCTAGAAATTTTTCTAGAGAGGAAGCTTATACAGACCCTTCTAGTGAAAGCGCTAGGTATTTAGATTCAAAAGAAGATTGGGATGAACAGATGGTTGAATACAATGCTTTACATACTCAATACCAAAATGCAGTGTTACAAGAGAAGTTTGACAAAATGGAAAACCAAAGAGTCGAAGCAGCTAAGAGACAAGAAGCAGCGCAAGTTGCAGCTAAACAACAAGCTGAAATTACTAATTATGTAACAGGGCATCATGGCATGAATGAGAATGAAGCAAAGGATTTTATGACTAAAATGTCAGACCCATCTTCTATTAATATCGATAATCTTGTTCAATTATATAGAATGCAACAAGGTAATGCAGCACCACAGCAAAGCGCTGTACCTGCGCAACCTAGTCAAATATTCCAACAAACTAAGAATGCACAGCAAGTACCATCCTCTATGGGAGTGATGCCTTCTGGACAATCTAATGTTGATGGTAGAAATATAGAAGATAAGATTATGGATACTATGGTGGGGAACTTCAATTCGAAGAACCCTTGGAAATAACTTTAATTAATATACCCTACTTGAAGGCCTAATAAGGTAGTTGATAGAGGGTAAAATTTAAGGATGGAAAATTATGGCGAACGCGAGTGTGTTTTCGAACATGAACGGGCCTAATACTGCCGCAAGCTCAGTTTCCCTAGACGATACTAGACGTAAGTTTAATTTCGGGGAACGTGTTGCAGAATTGGCTCCAGTACAAAGTCCATTCTTCGTATACTTATCGAAGGTGGCAAAAAAAGCTACAAATGACCCTGTGTTCAAATTTCTTGAACAAAGACATCAGTGGCAAAGACGTAATTTCAATTTAGGTGAAGCTGTTGGTTCAGCTGCATATACTTCTGGAACTACATTAATATCAGACCCAACCGTATTAACATATGTTAATTATGACAAATATGGAAAAGTTCAATCTGCTGAATATAGACCTGAGTTTTTAACAGAAGGTTTAATTGTAGCTATAGAAGATACTGGTGGTACTGTAAGAAGGTTTAGAGTTAATGCTACTCCTTCAGTAACATCTGGTGCTGGAACTTTAGCGGTTGCAATGATAGCTCAATTTAGTGCTACATGTGCTTTTGCAGATGATGCTAAAGCTCAAGTAATTGGTAGTGCTTTTGCTGAGGGAACTGATACTCCTGTTGGTTGGGAAGATAAATTATATGACAGAGAAGGATACTGTCAAATCTTCAAAACTGGTATGAATATATTCTCTGGTACAGCATTAGCTACTGAATATAGAGGTATTGCTAATGAGTTTCAAAGAATCTGGCAAGATAAGTTAATGGAACATAAGATGGATATAGAACAAGCTATGCTATTTGGTGTGGGTTCTTCTTCCGCTGAAGCTGTAGCTACTGCTCCAACTAGATATTCTTGGGGTATTGTACCTTACACTGAATCTTATGGTAAAATCTATAATATGACTTATAGCTCTTCTGGTTATGATGCTTTCTTAGATGCAATGGAAGACTTCTTTGCTCCTGAATCTGGTAATAGTGGTAATAAACTAGTCTTGGCTTCAAGAAAAGTTATTACATACTTAAACAAATTAGGGAATGGAAGTTTCTTAAATAATTCTGTTGGTTCATCTCAATATCGATTAGATGTACAATCAATACCTGGTGCTTTCGGGCATACAGTAACAATGGTAAATACTATTTTTGGTAATTTACATTTTGTTCAAGAGCCTTTATTAAGAGGTCCTTGGGAAAATTATTGTGTAGCTGTTGATATGAAAAATGTA